CAAATGGTGCAAGAGAGGGCTGATGCTGTCCTCGCTGAACAGGGTGCTGCGTGGAAAAACGCAGGTCGCTCTGATGAGGATTGTTTTATCCTTGCTCTTAGAGTAGCAGGAAGAAACATTACTACTGAAAATGCGAGAATGCGGAGAGCAGGTGCAGATACATACGAAGGTATGTTTATCTCAGTACCACGCCCTAAAGAATGGGGTAAAATACTCTACAATAAAATGAAGAACCAAATGATTAATGCTAGTAGTGATGTTCGCATGGCTCTAGTGAATAGCGGTGCAGTAGTGCTGTTTGAGAATAACCATGATGGCTCATACACAAGACTTGCGGCAGAAATGTTCGGCTTTGGTGCAGAAAGTGAAGTTTCTTCACTACCAAAACACACTATGCAATTAGATGCTAACACACATTTCTATGTAGTGTGGGATAAAAATAACGCAACCTTCCCTAGCGGTGATGCTAACTTCAAGTACGGTGCGGCTCGGCCTCAAGATGAGAGAGAAAGAACTTCATTGTTCTATGGCCGACCACAAGGTGCAACGGGTGAACCGCAGGTGTTTACTGTAAGCGGTAATGGACAGGCGGCTGACCGTCAATTCCCTACCTTCACACCACTTACTATTCCCCTAAAAACAGGTAAGAATAATAGATGTTATATGAACTTAGATGTTTCATTACCTACTATCAATGCAGATTTGGCTAGTATGTTTAGCGGTTCTCCTGTTGATATGCTACCTGCTATTATTGGTGATGAAAATATGTTGCCAAACTTAGGTGCTTTGGGTGCTTACTACGATAACTTCAACGGTAAAGATGGTTGGTGGGATAGAACCTGTGCAACTGTTGCAGAAGTTATACACATAGACCCAAGAGACAATGGTGGCTCTATCTTAGTTTGTGGTGATGTTGATATTACTTCAATGGCAGGTACGATAGATGTTTACTGTGATGATATACCTTCCTTCGGTGTTGGTACTAAATTACTACTACACGGTCAAGCATGGAGAAGTCGTGAAGGTGAAGATAGAATGAGTGTAAATGGTTGGTGGGCTTTCGATGAAGTTGCACAAATGGTTACACCGGACTTTGATGATGACAATTCCACCGAAGGGTGGGATGCTTGATTATTAACACATGGAAGGCCGTAGGGGAGTTTATACTTCTTGAAAGCCATGAGAGTATGAGTAGTAGTGGTCTTATCACAGAGACCATGTATACTGTTCACTCGATTGGTAGACAAGTACCAAGTGAATTAGCAGTAGGGGATAGTGTAGTCTTGACAGAAGAGGCTATACTCTCCTCTCTCCATCCCGAAAGAACTGATGGTATATTTGTTATACATTACAGTAAAATATGTGCTGTCTGTTCTTTTAATGATGACTTTGGTAGTTATGTAAATGGTGAAATGTACGACCAAGATATGCACGATGATTTATTTTAGGTGATAAAAATGGAAACAATATTAACAGGGGCAGAGGCACGTTCAAAATTGCTTGTAGGGGTAAACAAAGTAGCAAACTCTATCAAGGGTACTTTGGGTGCTAATGCAAGAACGGTAATCATACAAAACCCTATGGGTGCGCCCGTCATTCTTAATGATGGCGTTACCATAGCACGTGCTGTAACCGATACAGACCCGTATATTCAGATGGGGATAGATTTATTAAAGGAAGTAGCATCAGAGGCACAGGAAAAATCCGGTGATGGTACTACTAGCGCAACATTGATAGCACAGACATTGTGTAATGGCTCATTGTCTCTGATGGAAAAGGGTATTTCTCCCTTAAAAATACGTGATGAGTTTAAACAATATTTAGAGCAGACCATTGAGTATCTTAGAGATGATGTTATAACGGATTTCGATTTGAAAGATGTGGCTACTATTGCCGCTAATAACGATGAAGAGTTAGGTGTTATGATTGCTGATGTAGTTAAGGAAGTAGGGTCAACAGGTGCTATAACAATAGAAACTTCACCAACAACCGAAACATACATTAAAGATTCATCCGGTGTCGAGGTGAATGCGGGTTATGCTCATAATCTTATGGCTAACTCCCCTAGAAACAAATGTCTCTTAGAAAATCCTTACGTGGTATGTACCACAGAAAAGATAGAAAACTTTAATACATTACTTCCTTCATTGGAAATTGCCGTCAAAGACGGCAGACCGATTATATTCTTTTGTGCTGATTATAACCCACAGATGGTGCAGAACCTTTTAGTAAATATTATACAGGGTAAAGTAAGTGCTTGTATAGTTAAACCTAGTGGTATGCACGAACAGAAGCAAGCGTGGCTAGAAGATATTGCAGCGTTGACAGGGGCTAAGTTAATTTCTGTTACCTTAAAAGAAAGTATTAATAATATAACACCGAATAGTATGGGTGATGCAGACCGTATAGAGGCTAGTGCTAGAAGTACAATTATAAGTAGAAAGAGTGTAGAAAATCTAACACACCTAGATACTTTAAGGGAAAATATAGAAGGTGCTGAACACGAATGGTTAGCAGAACAAATGAATAATCGTCTATCAAGACTTACTACGGGCATCTCAACAATTTATGTTGGGGGTGCTACCGAAGTCGAGCAGGTAGAAAGAAAAGAGAGAGTAGATGATGCAGTTAACGCTTGTCGTCATGCTCTTGAATCCGGTGTTGTCATCGGGGGTGGCGCAACATTATACCATGCTTCACTAGCGTTGAGTGAGGCGGGGTTTGACGGTGATGTTTTTGAGTTGTTTGTGAATGGTTTGCTAACACCTATCACTACTATTAGAGAGAATAGTGGAAACCCTATGCTCGGTGATGTATTTCATGTAGGTAAGGGTAGTTATGTTTGTGGTAAGACAGGACAGTATAGAGACGCTAAACATGATGGGGTCTATGACCCTGTTAACGTAGTAATCAACAGTTTGGAGAGTGCTGTGTCTGTTGCCGCATTGGTCTTAATGACTGATGCTGCTATCATAGCACCGAGGGAGTAAGAAGGTTTATAACCGTAATCAAATGAGGAATATATATGAGTTGGGGAGAGAAAGCACCGAACAAGACTGAAACTAAAACAAAGACTGTCGAGCCTAAGACTAGGTTTGATGAAGCGTATTACAGGAGTTTATTTGAGAATAACACAATGAAAACTGTAACACATAGAGCCGCATTTATAGGCCATGAGAACACGGCTAAAACAGGATTGGCTCTATCATTACTAGATACAGAAATCAAAGAAGGTAAGAAGGTATATATTTTTGATGTGGATAACTCGGCTAAATCAACGGTTGATTACGTCTATCCTAATCAAGATAATATTATCGTTCTACCGTTGCACGATGAAACAGATGACTCTATCTTTGATGATGATAACAATGTCGATTACAAAGCGTTGTTGGATAAAACGTCATACTACGTGAACATTCTTGCTAACATAGTTAAAGAAGCACCCGACAGTATTGGTGGTATTATCTTTGACGGTGGTTCAACATTCCTAAAATGGTGTGAACACGCTATGCGAGCCTCACTATTGGATAGAGGTATTATTGAGACAGAAGATGGTACATTCAATCAGAAGGAATGGAGAGAGCGTAACCGTCTATACAGAAATATTCTATCAAGACTTCACAGTCTTAATGTGGCTAAGGTATATTTCACCTTCCACTTGAAGGCGGTCTCGCAGTATATGGATGACGGAACAGGTAAAAAGGTTCTGATGACCGTTGGCTTTAGACCGGAATGGGAGAAAGGTACTATGAGAAAGTTTTCTCAACAGGTATTCCTAAGCAGATACATGAAGAAAGCAGACCCCGCAGCAGGTGTTGAAGGAGATAGAAGCCTTGCTGATAACGAATGGGTTGTACGTGCTACTATTGAAGAGATGAAAGGTAGTAACATAGAAAAGGTAGGTACTACACACGATATACTAAGAATAAAAGATGGTAAAGTCGAATGGTACGGGCTACCCTTTATGACGGAGTGATTGTATGGAGTACCCTGTAATAGTCGAATGCAATTCTTTGGTGTGGTTGTTGCAGTTAGCACAACGAAAACAAACAATTGACGGTAAAAGTATTCCTCAAATACATTCCGCTTCTTTGATGGTCGAGAATAATAGGTTGTACTGTCGGTCTTTAGTAAAGGATGGCGTTACTTCTCTGATAAATATATCTATACCTTGTCATGGTGATGGTAATGGTTTGGCTTTCCCGATTACTGATATTGATAATGTGTTAGGTGTACTCAAATATCATGGCGGTGCTATTAATATGATTAACAAAGGCGATAAGATTATGTTTAAGAGTGGTAGCAAACAAACTACTATTGGCGGTAATACAAGTGCTAGAGCATTTCCACATACACCGGAAACAATTAGTCAATGGTACACTAAGTCTAACGATATAGTTAAAAAGATAGACGCAGAAAACAAAACCTACACTAAGAATGACGGTTCTGTTATAGAACCTTTGGTCTTGTTGGAAGGTCTTGACAGCACTACTATGTATGAAGCGTTTAGATGTGATTCTATGAACGGACAAAAGTTTAATCAATATAGTGTTTCTTATGAAGAAGGTAAGTTATCAATAGGTGTAGGCAAAGAACTTAAGGGTAAAACTACTACGGTGATAGATGTTGACGCTTGTGAAGCAGACCCAATAACAGCCACTTACAACGGTGGTTTAGAATACATATTCCGCAATCTTAATAGTGATGTTAGTATCGCTATATGGGATTTTACAGAGGTCAACATGGGCTATCCTATGTTGATTACGCTAGGTGATGGCGATTTTATATTCCAAATGAGTAACATTGGAGAGTGATATTATGGTAAATATAACATTGAAAGATATAGAACTAGGAGAAAACAGTAAGGTGATTGAGATTGATGGAGAAGAATACAACGTAAGTGTTGGCTTTTATCCTTCATCTAATAAAGGGCTTCATAGAGAAGAAGCATGGTTGCGTACCGAGTACGTTGACAACGGTAAGACTATGGCAGAGATAGGTGCTATGTGCGGTGTAACTGCTATGGCTGTTAACGCATGGCTAAACAAACACGGTATTACCACTAGACCTAGAGGACAAAGGAAATCTTTATAAGCGTAATCACAGGAGATTATAATATGAGCCAAGAGTGTTTAATTTGTGGTGCGTATAATGATAGAAACTGTGGATGTTGGAGAGATAGATTATGGTAAGACCACGTAAGTTTCCTTTTACCGCTTGTGAAAAGTGTGGTGCTAATTTCTCTTGGATTTTTTATGACAACGTAGAAGGCGAAGGTGATATTTATGAGTGTGAAAATTGTAACCACATGATAATAGATAGGGTAGTCGCATGATTGTCGAAAGAGGAAGAGGTCGAGATATAATTATCAGAGGTCGAGACAAAAACAATGCTAGGTACGAAAAAACTATCACAGGATATTGGCCTTATGCCTTTGTATCTGATGTGGATGCCGAACATATAGATGAAGCGGTTCGTAAAGAAAGTGGCTACACAGGTCTTTATGGTGAAAGTCTGACTAAAATAGTTTGTGCTACACCTTTTGACGTTAAACAATTATCTTATTACGGTACTACATGGGAAGCAAACATTCCCTATGTTAATAGAGTTTTGTCTGATTATATCAATGACGGCAACGACCCCATAGAAAACTACAACCACAGGACATGGTACATGGATTGTGAGTGGTCTCCTACAACAAATAAAATGAGGGTAATGGTAGTTTACGATAGTTTTACGGAAAAAGAATACGTGTGGTTTGTAGAACAGACGCTTGCGGGGCAGGGTCTTAAAGACGGGCAGGGTAAGGCTTACAAAGAATATGGTGAGTACAAATACGAAACACCTGCTATGGGGTTTGCTACTGAAAGAGATATGCTTATTCACTTTTTGCGACATATGAAAAGACAAGACCCTGATATTATAGCGGGTTGGTATGTTGTAGGTGCTGACATAAAACAGATAATGGAAAGATGTAGGGCTTGTGGTCTATCGGAGTTAACTCTTTCGCCTATGAGAAAGGTGAGGTATGAGTTTAAGGATTGGGCGCAACCGATAGTAGGTAGGAACTGTATAGATTTGATGCTTGCTGTTTCTAAACTATGGGAACTAAAGAACGGAAAATTACCTTCCTACAAACTAGACGATGTGGCTTACGAAATATTAGGTGAACAGAAAATCCAATTAGAGAAAGGTCATAATGAATCATGGTGGGAAGATAAGGCTTTGTACTTACACTACGCTAGACAAGATGTTAGACTATTGCCTAAACTAGATGAGGCGGTAAATGCGTTAGATTATTATACTTCGCTGCAACACATCGTACAATGTGATTTGAGGTCAACACCCTTTATCACAAAGATGTTCAGTCAATTGGTTTTGACTGACTCTGATTTCGACAGAAGGATTCCTACACAACCACAGTTTGCTAAGGTTGATT